GCATCTTCAATTGTTGGAAAAGCATCCTCTGGCAAAAGCCACGGCTCAACGTCGCGTTCTAATCCACTCTTGTATGGGCCTATAAATAGATTGGGCATTTACACTCCTATGGCATAATAATAAACTACTAATGCATTGTTTGTTGCTCTACAGGTTGCGGTTGCGTTTGCACTTACCCTAACCACAGCATTCCTAGCTCCATTATCACTAACAGCCGTCAATTGAATTGATTGAGCGGGTGCTGTAAAAGCTACAGCATAAGTTAAAACAGTATCTGCTGTATTGCATGTAAATCGACCCCAATTAATCCTTTGTCCCCACGGTGTTATATAACCATAATTTGTCCCTGCTGTAGTTACTGTTAGTCCTGTTAGTGGAAGATCAACTGCTAGATCAGTTTTAAAATTTAATCTTGTAATTCCTGCATTATTTTCTGCCCATAGAGCGCCCTCTCCAGCTACAACGGCCGGCGTTGCCTGCTCTAACATAGTTACATATGTATGCTTGCCTCTATTTGTGGCTGCATTAAAGGCTGTATGATTTATTTGAAAAACAGCATTTAAAGCTGTAAAATTAGCTAAGATTTGACTCTGCGATTGTGATATTAAGGAAGCAGCTGTTGGTATATCAGGATTATATGTCATTGTTTTCTCCTATAAATTTTGATAACCAGAGATTCCACTGCCACCATCATAAATAGTCGCTACTCTCTGAGTTGATAATTGTTTTAATGTTCTGCGCTCTACAAGACATAATTGCTTGTCAAAAAACATCTTTACTTTTTGATATGATTCCACATCTAAATTGTCTTGAAAGATCTTTAGAGCTGCTCCAAAAGCGATTAGAGTCCACCATTCTCTGATCTCTGGCTGGTCTCCAGCTTCCATTTCACTTGGTGCATAATTAACTGTACAAGTAACGTCATAGGCTACATCGGGAACAGGATAAAATATTAAGGCCTTATTGAAATATAAAACAGCCTGCGGTCTTGTTTGCACATAAGTTAAACTCTGTACTGTCATTATATTACCAACTGGTATTATAGCAGTCCATGTTAGTCCAGCCATAGCCCCTGTGGTTAAATTTATTGTTCCACCAGCCGCGACATCACCATCAATTGTTCCATCAGCGTCAACGCCTGCGGTTAAAGTGTTTCCAGTGTTGTCGATTACAGTTATTAAGACACTATCATATAAAAGAGGAGTGTTTGATACTGTGCCTGTATAAGGACCTACAACTCCAGTACCGGTTGCCAAGGTCTGTTTTAACATTTGTGATGGGAAAAAGTTTAGGAAACTTCTAATGTCCTGAAAAAATGATATCTCATAGCCACCTACATAAAATGGAGGCTCAATATTTGTGTACTGATTCCAATCTATATTATAAAGCCATCGCCCCTCTGTTAATATTCTGTCACCACTTGTATTAGTAGTAGCCAAAGGGCTTTCTGCGCCTGTTAAATTCCACAATTTTAAGTGTGCGGGTAAATCATAGACGTAGAAATCATTGATATAGTTGTCTAAATCGGGATTACTTAATTGATTAGTAGACGGTCTTCCAGTTAATAGTCTGACCTTATTTCTTATTTGTTCTAAAGTTCCTGTTACAGCCATTAGTCTTCCTCCTTATTGCGCAACATTATCTATGCTTTGAGAAACGGGCATGCAATGTGCAGGTGTTTGAGTTCCAGGCGCTACAAATGCATCCATCTTTTGAGTATCCAAATCACATAAAAATGTTGTCGCACCTGTTACATTTATTTTTGTTTCAATGTAATCTAAATGCATTCCATAAGTCAATGGAACAACAATACAAATTGTCTCGCCATCATTATAGCCATGCGCTGCTAATGTTGTGACAGCCGCATTTACTGCATTTGTTATAGCTGTGACCGTATGTCTCTCTGGTTCAAAATCAGGACTTGCCATTTAAAAAACCTCTACATAAATTCTGTTGATGTGAATTGATATCTTTGTCTGTATCCGCCAATGCCTTGAAGCTTTTTGCCGTCTGGGCCTACTAAATAACTATGTCTTTTAACTTTTGTCATGTTGTTTAAATGCTTTGCAACTCCTAATGGAATTGTATAAGTCTCTCCATCTTCTAAATGATAGGTTCTATGCGGATCTTCTTTATATAATTTATGTGAAAATGTAACGTCTCCGCCTTCTACCTCAATATTCTTGAAAACGCCTGTAACAGCCTTAGAGTCCAGATCCCTAGCTTTTTGACGTAAATCTTCAGCAGCATGCTTTTCTTCCTTATTTAACTTTTTTCTTGATCCAATACTGTATTCTTTGACAAATGAACTCATAAGTTCTCCTTATAATTTTAAAAAAAAAGGGAGGGGATATTTAGTCCCCACCCTATAACTAATTACACTGTGTAATCACGGCTAAATGCCATCCAATCCATCACATTAGTATTAGCTCCTACTACGCCTGTATCAAGATACATTCCATAGTAAGCATTATTGCTTAATGAAGAGGTAAGCTTAGTAGCAACTTCTCCAATAGCTGTAACATGTGGGAAAGATACCCCAGCTCCAGCGACAGCTGATGTTGGGTAAGCAAAGGCTGTGTATGCAGCACTGTTTATGTTTGTTGTTATTGTATTTGCTGTGACCGCTGTGACAAGGCCTACAACGCCATCAATTTCTGGCATTCCAAATCTAAGAAAATCCGGATTATGCACTGTGATATAATCACCAACTAAATAATTGTGCGCTACACTAACACTAATAACCGCAGCCGCAGCTACAGAAATATCAGCGATGAAACGTCTTGATGGTGAATAATATCTTGATGGAATGATTCTAAAATCAGCATTTGTTGCAGCAGCCGCATAAGCAGCCCCCACTCCATACCCTAGTGTATAAGTCGCACCAGGTGTAGTTGCAGTTACTGTGAAATCTAATCCAGCTATTTGCAACATTGCTGTTGTATTAATCATTCTTACAATATCTCCTACATTAGGAGCTACTCCAGCAGCTGAAGCATCTGATACGACAATAGGTGTCGCCGCAGTTGCAGCAGTTCCAACAGCAACTAAAGCCCCAGGTGTTTGAGAACTTAGATCTACAAATGTAAATCCAGCTCCGCCTGCAGCAATTGCTGAAGCTGATAAATCATCAGCCGCATCAGTTAGTCCTTGCGCTTGTCCAGCAGCAAAGCCATCAAACCACTCAGATTCGACAACAACAGATGCTGCTGCGCCCCACTGAGTTCTATTTCTAATTTTGAAATAATGTGGTTTTTTTGGTAATTCAATAGTTGTCGCAACTCCGCCTGATACGAAAGTTCCTTGAGCGATCAACGCTAATGGTGTACTCATATTGCCTCCTTAAGCTAGTGTTGCGCGTAGATTGATTATCCATGCGTCATTGGTTATTCTTGTTGCGTAAGCAAACCTGTAAGCTGCTGTTTGGCGCAACTCACTTGGATCATCTCCCCATCCTGGTGGATGGTAGATAAACTTAGCTGATGAGCCGTCTAGATCAATATTGCAATAAGATTCTTGAGCTGTTACAAACATATTGTAAATGTCAGCACCTAAAAGAGATGCATTTGGAGTTACTGAACCCCTAGAAGATAAATAAAATCTGACATTTCCAATTGAGCCCCACTCACTGGCAAGGGTATCTTTTTGGCTTGGATATTGTTCTTTAGCGATAAAGCCGGCAACTGTTTCAAGTTGTCCGATCATATTGCTATCGGCCATACAAATATAAGAATCGCGCACAGGGCCCGTTCCATACTTATTTTCGCCTGTTATCATATCGGTTACAAAGTCACCGTCGTTGTTTTGGAGCGTGCCTACAACGCCATCAAAGTCTGATCTAACAGCTTCTGTTGGGTTGTCTGCATTAGTTCCACCAGTACAGTTTACTATACTTGCTGTCGCCTCTAGCATGTCTCTAATTAGTTGATCTTCAGTCTCTCTCATGGATTGACCAAGTCTTGCTACAGCTTGATTTAATGGACCATCTTGGTTCTGCAAAGTCA